TCTGTAGTTGACTTGGAGAAAAACGAATGGCGTTCATTCCGTTACGATTCTATTAAATCTGTATCATTTACATTGGGTGAATAAACTATGAAATTTTCCAAGATTAATCCTGGTGCCGATGCAAAAGCATATGGCATGGAACCTTCTTGGACCAATCAAGCCGAGATGACAAATCTTAGAAGCGAAGAAATTCGTGCATTGAATTGGTATAATTATTTTTGTGACAACAAGCAAGCAAAAACGTTTGTTGTCGAATACATGGCTAGCATTGATAGACCAAAGGAAGAAATTTCTCTGGTCGCATCAAGTGACGCATCTATTCCAGTACAACTTGGTTGGGTAGCACGTATGATGTGTATGGGTTACGAACCATCCGAATCATTCAAAAAATTCTTTGTCAAAGAATTTAAGACTGCAATAGAGAATGCAAAGAAAACCAAAAAATCAAAAGCACCTGTAGTTGCATCAACCGCACCAGTCGTTAACATTCAAGATAGAATTCGTGAAAAGGCTTCAGAAGAAGTTGGTGAAATCGAAGGTCTTGTTGATGACTTTATAATTGGTGGATTCAAGTCTGCACCAGATATGCAATCATATCTCAAAGGTAAAGAATTATCTGCCGTTGTGCAAAAGCGTATGTGTGAAGTGTTCATCAAACGTTCTAAAGAATTCGAAGAAGTGATGAATACTTCAGATGCTGATATTAAAGAAGGCTATTCGAATTTTACTAAAGTACAATTGCGTAAAGTAAAAGAGTTCTATGATACGATTGTTGCTGAAACAAATCGTGGTGCAGAAAAGAAACCTACCCGTAAAGCACGTAAAATAAAAGAGAAACCTGCAAGTGTCATTGCCGCTAAAGTGCAATACATGAAAGAGTTTGCAGACTTGAATTTGAAGAGTGTTCTGCCTGAAAAGATTATTGGCGCAAATCAAGTGTGGTTGTACAATACCAAAACAAAATATCTTGGCATGTACAATTGCGACAATGCTAAAGGTTTGACAATCAAAGGCACAACAATTCAAAACTTCAATGTTGATACGTCCATTGGCAAACGTTTGCGTAAGCCTGAAGTGACTATTAAGCAAGTACTTGATGGCGGTAAGATTGTGCTAAAGAAACTGCTAGATGGATTGACAACTAAGTCTTCCGAGTTGACAGGGCGCATTAACTCTGATACAATTGTTGTTAGAGTAATAACTGGATAGACAAAATGTTACATGTGAATAAAAGTAAAGCATTAAATGAATTTGCTCCCGAGTGGGAATTTAAATTCTTCGAACATAAAATTAAAGATACCTCACTAATTTCAGATTTAAAATCTCTCATTCTTTCCAAAGAAAAAGAAATAATTGATTTATATTCGGATACAACTAACGATGGCGGCACTGGTTTGGGTAAAGGTAGTTTGACTGCAAAATTTTCAAAATATAATATTTTTGCTTGGGAAGATGCGTGTGTTTTAGAATTAAAAAGAATTGTTCGTGCATTTCATAATTCGTTTTTATACTCATTAAAAATTCCTCCAAAAACTGTTTATGTTGGCTGTTGGGCAAATATTATGAGAAAAGAAGAATCTATTTCTCCACATTGGCATAGCACAAGTCCTCATTCATATTTGGGTGCTCATGTGATAATTTCATGCGATGAAACATATACTGTATACGTAAATCCATTTATGCCACATGCACTATTTAATGTTGATGTTGATAGTCTTCCCGACAATTCAATATTTTCATTTAAAAATGAACCTGGAAATTTAACATTTTTTCCAAATTGGATGATTCATTATACCACGCCACATCAAGGTGATGACGTTAGAATTTCTATTGCTATGGATATTATAACAGAAGAAGAATATTTGATGGATCTAAAAAATAATATTGAGGTCACAAAAAATTATGTTCTACTAGATCGATCACCAGAAAATACACTTAGGAAATAATATAATGATTTTAATCGACCTGAATCAGGTAATGATTTCAAACTTGATGATGCAAGTGAATTCAAATGCATCAAACCCGATTGACGAGAATTTGATTCGCCACATGGTGCTGAACAGCATCCGCATGTACAATGTCAAATTCAAAGATAACTATGGTGACATTGTTATCTGTTGCGATGATAAGAAGTACTGGCGCAGAGACTACTTTCCCTACTACAAAGCTGGTCGTAAGAAAGATAGAGAAGCATCTCCGTTTGACTGGAATATGATTTTCGAAACGCTAAACAAAGTACGTGATGAAATCAAAGAATACTTTCCATACAAAGTGATTCAAGTTGACAAAACTGAAGCCGATGACGTTATTGCAACATTGGCACATAAGTTCGGTGTTCCACTTAAGAACAGTACTACCGAAAAGATTCTGATTCTATCTAGTGACAAAGACTTTATGCAATTGCAAAAGTTCGCAAACGTAGAACAGTATAGCCCAATGGGTAAGAAGTTCTTGCGTACCAATACGCCAGAAGCATTCTTGAAAGAACACATTATCAGAGGCGACAGAAGCGATGGTATTCCCAATTTCATGTCTTCCGATGATACATTTGTCGTAGAAGCACGACAAAAACCTGTAACTGAGAAAAAGCTAAATAAGTGGTTAGAAGAAGAACCTGAGTCTTTTTGTGATGAAGTGATGCTGAGAAATTACAAGCGAAACGAATTGCTAATTGACCTGTCTAAAATTCCGACTGAGTATCAAGAGAAGATTCTAGATGCTTATGAAAATACCCCTAAACGTGGTAGGGAAAAACTACTTAACTATTTTATCCAAAACCGCATGAAGCAGTTGTTGGAACATATACAGGAATTTTAAAATGGCTATTGATATTAGTAAAATGACTTTACCAGAGTTGCTACAGCATGTCGCAGAATTACCTGCGGCTAAAAGAGCAAGTTCATTAAAGCAGATTGCAAACTTGACACCAGAATTGAAAACGGTGTTGCACTATACGTTTCACAAAAACATTGTGTTTGAATTGCCCGCTGGAGTTCCCCCATACAAACCTATGGAAACTCCTGCCAATTGGGGACACAATCGTCTTCCAAAAGAATTGAGAAAGTTTCAATATTTCCTAAAGGGAAGTACTTTGAATCCCATCAAACGTGAATCAATTTTTATTGAGGTTCTTGAGACAGTTTCACCTGAAGAGGCTAAACTTGTTTTGATGATGAAGGATAAAAAACTTACGTACAAGGGCATCACTAGAAAACTTATTGAAGAAGCGTTGCCTGAAATTCTGCAAGGAGAATCAGAGTAACAAAATGGCCAAAACAAAAAAGTATTCCAGTTTTCGTGACTTCTATGAAGACGAAGGTCGCAAAGGAAAACCAAAATTGAACGAATCTAAAAAACAAAAAGACAAGTTCAAGCATCAAACCAAGCTAATCGATCCTAGAAATATCAAGGATGACGATTGGGATGACTTTGAAGAATTTGATAAAGTAAAATAACACTTTGAGAATATATTATGAAACAAGAACTTGATGAAGCATTGTGTGCGAAGTACCCAAAGATTTTTAAATATCGCCATGCACCGATGACACATACTGCTATGTGTTGGGGTTTTGATTGTGGCGATGGTTGGTACAATATCATTGATGTATTGTGTTCAAACATTCAACATCATGTGGATCAAAAACGTAAAGAACGTGCGAGAGTATTGAAATTCAATCGTGCTTTGAAACGTGCATTGGCTGGAGACACACGCCCACTTCAAATGAATTTCACATTTGGTAATAAAACAGAACCAGATGAATGGGCGATTGAACATTCTGGCAAAGCAATTGTAAAAGGTGAGTTCAGAGAAGTTCCTGCACATATGCCACACATCACAGCAAGCCAAGTGAAAGAAAAGTTTGGTGGATTGCGATTCTACACAAATGGTTATAATGAGGCAGTTAGTGCAATGATTAGCATGGCAGAGTCCATGTCATATCGCACATGTGAAGTGTGTGGTAATCCTGGTCGTTCAAATAACTATGGGTGGATTTCAACATTGTGTGACACCCACAGATTAGAACGTGGCGAAGACTTGCCGCAAAACGAGGAACTAGAGTCCGAAAATTGAATACCAAGGTACTAATACCCCTTTCCGAGCCGTCTTAGACGGCTTTTTTGTTGTTTTCCAGCAACAAAAGCCAAAATAGTTGTTGACGTACCTACCGAACCGTGTATAATAGATTCTGTAGTGAGTAAGATTAATAGGAGATTTAGATGCTTACAGTTTTGATGATTTTTGCAGTAGTGATTTTGTTTGGTGCCGCAGTTAGTGGTTCTGTTAAGACCCTCGGCTGATTTTAATTTTTAAGGAAAAGAAAATGATTGACGGATTTAACGAATATCTAGATTGCATTAAAGCTGACTATATCAAGTGGCAAGGTGATACTCCTACTGAAACACAAAAAACAATGGCGCAAGATTTTTGCGATTCCTTGTCCTATGAAGTTGGTCGTAGTTACATCAAAGTAATTATTGGTCGTAAAGGTAGCGGTCGTTCCGTGCATTCGTTTGTTTGTCTCCGTGACATGGGCAAGTTCACAAAGGGCGACATTTTGAAAGCGGCTGGTTGGTCGGCACCTGCAAAGAATTTTGCCCGTGGTAACACGATGGCACGGACTTTTCAGAATGTTCGTTGGATGGGGGCAATGTGAATACCAAAGTATTCAGTTGCAAAAAAACAACAGAATTGAAAATAGTTGTTGACAAGTGTGCCCATTGTGGTATACTAGAGTCTAGAGATTGAGAAAAGAAAAGGAAATTTGAAATGCGTACAAAAACTTACATTCAGGGCTTCAAGAATTCACAGAAAATTCGTGTGATGTTTGACGGAATTGGTGTCTACACCACCGTTGCTGGTGTGTCTAGTGTGTTTGCTACATACACTCATTCACAAGCGGCTAATGATGCTCTGTTGCGTTTGTCTTACATGCGTTACATGGCACAAAAAGATGGTGCGTTAGTTCCCACTGGTGTTGGTATGACAAGTTACAATACCTCGCAAGTTGGTACGCAAGTTCAAGTTGATTTGATTTAAGGAAATAAAATGACTACATTATCACATGATATCTCTTACGGAA